ATAATGCGTCACTAATTTACCGATATGAACCACTTTTTCTTTTGGACCTACAACACGTTTAGGTGTCCATCTCTTAAATTTTGGATGAAAAACACATTCCATTAATACCACTTTCTCCAAATTCACGTATTTATCTATATTCGTATTTTGAAAATCTTCTTCATCATCACTTTCTTCAATCGCATCTAAACACTTATTTTCACGAATGTTTCTAAATTGCCCATTCATGAAAACGCTGGTTTTGTAGTTAGGAATATAAGCACAATTATAGTAAACTGGAACATTGTTTTTACCATACGCATAGAGATGATAAATATCAAACTGTAGATCGGCCATGACTCGGAATACCGTGGGATATTTATACTGTGGTTTGGTAGTGTCCATTTGGAGAAGTTTCATGGTATGAATAGGTACTGAAGAGCTTTTCTTAGTTTCTATAATATTGATTTTTTTATTACAATTCACATTTAAATAAGGCATAATATCATGACAACTCCTATACTGAATATGATGAGTTTGGTAATAAACGGAAGAGGATATTTCTGGAGGAATTGTTGTAGGATATTCGGCCATGGTTTCGGACAATTCTACTGGCCATAATTGAGGAAGCATAAAAACTACGTCCTTTTTCGTACGAAATTCTTGTTTCATTGCGGGCATGAGTTCAGCCAAAAAAGCAAGACGTTCTAGAAATGGGGACTTTTTCATTGAAATACCCTTGTATACCAAAATATCTTCTATAATAAACCATTGATTATTTGTACCTTCTTTCTCTTCTTGTAGATATGTACCATATAATACTGTTCCTAGAGATAAACTTGCGTCAAATTGGCAAGGGATAACAGTGGCTTTTGTAATCTTCTTTTCTCGGTTTAAATCTAAAAGATAACAGACATCCTGATCTTGATGGAAAGTAAACCAGGTAAAACATTTTTTACCTGTTGGAATAGCCATGCAAATGTCATATTTGGGCGAAACTGTCTTATGTGAAATGGTCTCATAGGAGAGTTCAAAATCGGGGAATCGCTTCATGAGATGGCTTGTTTGACCTTGAGAAAGTTCCATGATAATATAGTAATTATACGCGGAACTTATCGGACCGTTATCCTTTATATGTGGACATGTTTTTATGTTAGTTTTCAAATGTGTTTTTTTATTTTTACATGGTGAGTTTATTATAATAAGCCATAGTTTTGTTGACATAGACCCAGTTCTCTTTATTTGCTTCATAGCAGTCTTTAATATAGTATCCATCAGAATTGTATTTATCTGGTATCCATCGGATGTCTTTGCATAAATGGAAATCAATCAAAAACATCGCAGTATCAATATTAAATATTTCTATAGTATCACCGCGTAAGAGGGTTTTGTAAGGATATACGTTTTTTGGACGAGCCTGATCAAAAGTATACATTTTTCCTGGTTCTATTGTATCTAATAATTCATATAATTCAGGATGAATCAGATTATCATCATCTAAGAAGTACAAATAGGTATCAAAACTTTCTATGAGTTCTAGTGCAAAATTTCGCTGGGGATTTCCACTTATACCTTGAGAATCTTCATCTGCTTTATAAATATATTCTTTTATTTTATTACTCTGACCAATTGTCCCAAGCGTTCCTAATACATTCGGCATGGAAGTAATATGTTTTCCATCATAGACAATGAGCCATTCATTTACATAATCAAACCGAATACTTTCTCTCATTTTGATCAAGTTCTCTGGTCGTATACAGGGAGTAATAATAGTTATTTTTGTAGTAGGAAGACTAATGGTTTTTCTTGAAGGGACTTGTACATCGGAATTCATAGAGATTTCCACGATATCTATGTCTTGATCTTTGTCTTGATCTATGTCTTGATCTGGTTTCATAATACAAATATTAACACAACTCTTATAAATCAAATCAAAATATCGCAGTAATTCTTTCTCACTATGATTTGCTAATGTATAACATTTCATACGATCCAATTTTAAATAATCTAATTCTCTAGTTAATTCATCAACCGAATGTGTATTGTCCAACACCAAAAAATCATTTTTCAGGTTTTTATAAAGTTCGGTTAACATAACCTTGTTTTTACGAAGAGTTTCAAGTCCAATAATACAGTATTGTTTCTCGTGATTTACATTGATGATTTTATTACAATATTTATATTCATAATTTTCACGTTTCCAAATTTGACTGCAATTACTTTCGTATAGAGGATCTTCAAATGCATTCAGTGATTTCATAGTTTTGTGAATTTCATATTTCTCAAAACATTGCGGATATAAGTGTTGTCGGCATAAACGATTGATTTCTCCATTACGAATGAGAGAAAAGTTATTATTATTATGATTCATATATTGGACATATCCTAATTTTGGCACTTTTGCCATCTTGGTCCTAACTGCTGTTCTTAAAATAAGCTCATAATCATCTGATACAGGTAAAAACTCTGAATAATTTCCTATATCTAATAGCGTACTTTTACGCCAAATACGCGGGTGATTGGGAATAGAAACGATATGACTTAAAGATACGTTATTAATATTAGGACTTGCGGCTACATTTACCCATTGATTCTTATATTTCTGACAATAATAGCCACTATATCCGAGTGCGAAAAAATCACCATAGCTGAAATTCGCGCCATTTTCATAGAGATTTACAAAATCCATATAGACAAAACCAACATCGGGATTCGTATCAAATACACTGGCTGCGTCTAATAGACAATCAGGTAAAATCTCATCATCATGGTCCATTTCCAACACATATTTACCACGACAAAGCATAACAGCCTCGTTTTTAACATTCCCGATACTTCCATTGTTTCCACTACGACAATAAAGTCGTATTCTTTTCTCATTTTTAAAGATAGTTTTGAGAAATTGAAAATGCTCTTCTTCAGGTGAATCATCTAGGATCACCCATTCCCAGTCTTTGAGTGTCTGTTCCTTGATACTATTATATGCTCTAAAAATCTTATCATAGGATTTATAACAGGTCGTAAACAGAGAAAAGATGGGGCGAATGGTTTCTTGATCACAAGTAATATTATTCATATAACATAGATTTAATACATGATTTAATAGATGAATATCTGGTATTTCATTAAAATGCATCCATCGCTTTCTCATACGTTCAGGTAAAATGTTATGAATATGGGGCTTGTATTCTTGATCGCTTGGTCCAAATGTTAAAAGGAGATGATTGTTAGAATCAAATAATTTGTTTAAATCATTCGTATCATGGATAGTTTGATACGAAAATTGTAGATGTTCTTGATTTGTTTTGAGAAAGGAATCAATGACAGAATATTTATCATATCTAAACAAAACAGTTACAGGATATTTATTATTCATATTTAGTAGTGTAGAACGTGGTATCTTTATTTCTATTTTTAACCTATAATTATTATAATTCATTTTCCATAAAATCGGTTAATAAATCGTCCATGTTCATGGTTGTTTCTTTATTACTAGATTGAGAAAGAACTAAGGAGGTTTCGTTCGCCTTATTTTCTTGTATTTCTTGAATAATTTGTTTGTATTTATTAACTTGTGTATTGACTAAATCCTTAGTTTTTTTAGTACTATATGTATCTTTCAAATAGTTCCAAGCAGAATGAGAAAGATAAATACCTAGTAAAATAAGGATAATTTTCATACATAATCCCAAAAGAATAGTATACATTTTAAATTTTTGTTTTTTATACAAAAAGAACAGATTAGTATTTATGCTTTTTCAACGTACAAAAATAATGTAAAAAATTGAAATAAAAAGAAAACAAGTAGTCTAATAATAAAGATATAGATCATGGCTCCCATTACAATTCTCATCGTTGATAAGACAGGTACCATTAAGGAAACTTCTCTAAAAACATTTGATGAATCTGAGCTTTACAAGAAGGCGGGATTTAAGACCGCTGCGGGTTTTAAATGCCATGCTGAGTGGAACATTGAAGATTTGAATGACAAGTCCTACTGTGTTTCTGTATATGGTAAGACGGACGGAAAGGCAAATCAAGAGAATAAGTATGATTTCCCACCACCGATAGATAGCACCCTTTTCTTCGGAAGTTGTATTATAGTAAACAAGTGTGATGATCAAGTGGTGAGTATTACAGAAGAAGAATGGGAGGATGTCTATGAATATTTGTTTGGTGGATTTGAGGATCTAGGTGATGAAGATTCAGATGAGGAAGAAGACGATGAGGACGATGATGGAGTGCCAAGAACAAAAGAAGGGTATGTAAAAGATGATTTTATAGTAGATGATGATGAGATAGAGGACGATGAAGAAGAAGAGGAGGAGGAAGAAGAAGAGGATGATGAAGAGGAAGAGTATGTAAAGAAATCAAAGACAAAGAAGGAAAAAGCTTCTAAGAAGAAGCCCGAAAAGAATGATAAGAAAGGAAAGAAAGCCGTACAAGCAAATGTATTTACGAGTTTTGCAGAACCTGAAAATTACTTGGATTGTACTAGTGAACTAAGTGAGGAGGAGTACGTCTAAGATAGTAAAAGGCGATACTTAGAAAAAATTCATAA